ATTTCAATATTCTCATCCCTGATGCCTTCCTTGAACGGACGAGCCAACTTAAGTTTGGCACCTTTTATAGATGTCTGATATTCTTCTTCGACCAGTTGTCTTTCGTTTTCTGCCAATTGTTCAAATACTGCTAACTGCTTTGCGCGAATGGAGGCTTCATAGTCGCCAATTCCTGCTTTTTTGTCGGCTAATGCTTGATCAATGACCAATAGTTCAAATTTTCGTTTATTTGATGCAGAAGCAATTTCATATTCTGTTTCGTCAATAATTTCTAATTGTCGCTGTTGTTCTAATTTTGCTTGTGCAATTCTTTCATTTACTTTTAACTGCTCAATTGCTTCACTTTGAAAATCACGCAATTGCCGTTCTCTTTTGCTCTTATCCGTATCTTGACCAGCAGATAAATCAATAGGGCCTGGCTTAAGTTGCGCGTCAAGGCGGTTTTGTTCTTGTTGTGCTTTTGATCTTTGACCAGCAAGAATAGCCTGCATTTTTCTTCTCTCATCTCTATTCTTGTTAATTGCATCCATCACTTTCGATATGTCTTCCGGGATTACATAATTACCGGCTGGTCCAGTTTGCACATATCCTCCGAGGCCGGCCCGTTTCATTGCCTCAGTTGTCGCCTTGTCAATGCGAGCACTTTCATATGGACGAGATTCTGGATTTATGTCTGCTTTGCTCATTGCCTTAGCAATTTTTTCGTAAGTATTTGCTTGTTCTAATAGGCTTTTATTTAAACGATCAATTCCCGCAACATTTCCACTTTCCCCCATTAGACGAGCTTGGTCTCCAATATTTTTGTATCTTCCAGCGATATCATCCATCACTCCCCGAAGACGAACAAATTCTGATACAGCAAAAGTAACAGCAGTTGCAATTGCTCCAACGACAGTTGTAAGCATTGCAGTTCTAACGACAGAGGCAAATGCTGTAACAGCGCCACCAGTAGCGGCTAGTCCGCTTGATAAAAGCCTTAATTGCAATTGAGTGCCAGCCAATGTGCTGTTGGTTGCAATTGTGGCCATATTTAATGCGGTCATTCGGCCAATAGTTTGAACTAATGATACAATTAAGCCCGCTAATATCCTGCCCCCAAGCAACGTAAACGCTCCATTGAGAAGCAAAATGGTCGTGTAAACTTGGGCAAACACTCCAACTATAGGTAAAGACAATATTTGTAAAAAGCCCTTTAAGACAGGCGCTAAAGCGTTTGCGACGCCTTTTATAGCCTGACCCGCCATTTGCATATTTTGCCAAATGCCTTGCAGCGATGGAATGATAGATTGCATGCTTGCAGCAAGCTGAGATCCACCTTCAGTGACGGCTTCTTGTTTAGATATTAATGAATTAAAAGCATCAGTAACAATGCGCACACCATTAGTAATTGGCAAAATAAACTTATTGGCAAACAAAATTGCTGCAGGTTCAAATGTTTCATAAAAAAGTTGAACTGTTGTTTGAAGCCTGTTCATTACGCCTTGGAATGTACTTGCAGCACCAACAGCGCCTTTGCCAAACTCATCTTTCATCGTGGCGCCAACATTAACAAGCAATTGCTTCATTGCATCACCTTTAAACGCGCCATCTTCCATCGCTTGACTAAAGTCCTGCACGCTCATTTTTGCGGCTTTTGCAAATAATGCGAGCGCGCCAGGGAGAACATCTCCAAGTTGACTTTTAAGCTCTTCACTCATAACTTGCCCCTTGCTTGCCATTTGAGCAAAAGCATACATAACACGATCAACCTTGTCTGCGCTCATTCCAAATGTAGCCGCGCCCATTGAAATGCCTTCAAAAATGCCACGAATTTCTTGTCCCGAAAAACCCGCTGGCTTCATTGACGCATACAATTTTGTAAATCCATCTCTTGCCGATTGAAGAGGAATATTATATTGATCGACTAAAGATAGTATGTATTTATTTGAAGTTGAAAACTCTTGCGCGGATGGCGTAATAGCGTCAAGAGTGTTGCGAAAATTTTGGAGTTGACTTACTGCGTTTGCCACCTGCGATGGGAAGTCTTGAATAAACGCTAAAAGCTTATATGCTTGACCAAACAGAAGCACTTGTTTTGTTGCAAATGCAAATTCACTGCCAAGTTCTTTGATGGTGCCAGCACCAGGAAGATTTCCAAAACCTCCCATCGCACGCCCGAAGCCTCCCATTCCTCCAGTGCCGCCAAATCGGCCTCCTCCGCCACTAGGGGGAATTGCTCCTCCTCCTGTCATTGATGGTTGCGGAACAATAGCGCCACCCGCCGCATAAGGAACAATGGCACTTAATGAGCGAGCACTTCTATATGTTTGCGAATAAGGAGCAGGGGCGCGTCCAGCGCCACCTCCCATTACATCTATGCCACGCAAGTCAGAACGCATGCGAGCTTCACGCTCACGACGAGCCATCATTTCAACTCTCGTTTCACCTCCAATGGCGCCAGTTGCGTATGGGCTCGGAGCGCGACCGACACCAGCGGGAAGCAAGCCAGCAATATGCTGTCCTTGTAACATTCTTTGCGAAGTCCCAAGATCAGCCACTTGTGCCGGAATAATTCGAGCACGCGATTGCGCCAGTTTGATAGCGCCCTCGATTTCGCGCATCAACGAAGAAACAGCATCGTCAATTCTTGCGTCCTTCGTTCTCGCCTCCGCGTCTTTTAACGCTTGAACAAGATACGCAAACGCCCCCATTGCGTCTTTGATGCCAGAAGACGTCTCGCGCACTTCAGTATCAATGACTGTAAATTGACGCTGTAGAATCTCGTCTAAATTCTTGCGAAGCGCCGCATAAATGCGTTTTGTATCAACAAGTTGTCCGCCGCCGGAAGGCAATGCTCGTGGACCTTGTTGTGCGATTAAAGCGTCAACAGCGGCCTTAATTTGAGACTGTACTGACATTGCAGGCAGTAGTCCTGCAGGCGGCCTCGCGCCTCCTATTAGGCCAGCAGCAGACGCGCCAGCAGGCAAAGCCCTGCCAGTTCCCGATGGTCCAATGGGGATGTTTCTTTGTGGAATGGTTGCGGGGAAATTGACGCCAGGCAAAGCGCGTTGTTGCGCCATTTCACGACGAATAGTCGCCGGATCCATTCCAAGCATCTGGAATAGTCCCCTAGCAAAAGTATCAAGAACTTTATTTAATCCGCTCCTATCTGGATTCCTCATCATTGCTTGAGGATCAAGATATTTAGTGATAGCCTCAATGCTTGCTTCTTGAACAAGTTTGTCAATCAATGCAGCCGCTGTATCGCTTTTGTACTTATAAGCGCCCTTCACTCCAACTTGGCTAGCAATATTTTTTAAGCTTCCAATGCCTTCTCCTGTGATTGCAGTGCGGAATTGCTCGCGTCGCGCAGTCTCCGTAACCCCGCCACCGGCCATTCGCTCAGCGCCAATGCGAGCGATGTCTTCCATTTTCCTTGCCACTTCGGCTTGGATTTGAGAAGGAGTTTTTGCAATGTCAACTTCAGCTTTTATCTTAATTGCAATGTTGCCCAGTTTCTCATTGACTACTTTTTTGAATTCAGAAACATCAGCATTATTGATTGACGCTTTTATGCTCGTGGGAATACGAAGCTTTCCGCCTCCCTGTTTGATTTTCTGATCGGATTGAATACGTGCTTGAATGGCATCTAGTACACTTCTCGCCTCTTTACCAGTGGCGCCATTCTTGATTCCAATGGTAACTTGCGCCTGTCTAGAAAGTTCCTTAATAAATGCAGCCGTTTTGGGAGTGGCAAGTTTTGTTGGGAGTTGAATTTCGCCCGCCCCGCCGGACACAATATCCCTATAAATTTGCGCTCGTATCTTGCGAACTTTTTCTTTGCTGAATTTTTCAACATTAGCTGATGCATTAATACTCAGCTTAATTTTTTCATCTTTAAGCGCTTTTAAAGTTTTCTGAAAATTAGCGACTTTATCGGTTAGCACATTTAAAGTATTGCTTTCAATTTTTACGTCAAAAGACTTCTTGCCGCCAAGGTAACGACTTAGCAGTCTGTATTGATCTGCAACGCTTTTTTTATTAAAACGAACGTTAATATCAATCGGCTGTCCCGCAAGAGAGGAAGTGGCCTTTAGCAATTCTTGCTTGAAGAAATTAAGGTCAAGACCCACCTTGAGGGTCATATCAGCATTTTGACCTGCCATCTTCAGCTACTCATTATTGTCTCCATTCTATAATCATTGCTCTTGATTACGTCCAGCAAAAGCCTTCATCTCATCAGCAAGTAACGCAATAACGCGCCCATCCATCTTTCTTGTCTTCATTAAACGCTGCAGAACAATCAAGCTTGCATCCGTCACGCCATCTTCTTTCTTGATCTGCTTCGTATCAAACGGCAGGAAATCTTCCGGCTTCACCTTACTCTTTCTTCCCGCCATCATTCCTGCTGCCATTGTGCCAAGCTTGGCTACGGCAACGCTGCTGACATTGTATTTTGCGATGTCATGACGATCAAGATATTTCAGCGCACTCTTAACGTCATCAAGCCTCTGGAGGCCAAAATTCTTGGCACTCCATCGCTCGTCCTTAAAGTCGGAAGCTGAGAGCCTGAAATAGATTTCGTTCCAATCTGTCAGGCTCTTAAGCTGCTTTCTGGCTTGTGCTTCAAGCCTTTCTGCTACTGAGGACCATTCCTCTTCGCTGCTTTTTTTGCTTCTACAGCCTCCTGCGTCTCAGCATTTTGCTCTTCAGCAATAAATTCAACCACTTTTGCAATGGCTTTGCGGGGAAGATTTTTGGTGTCTTCAATCTCCCAATCGCCAAGATCTTGCCATTCGCCATCAATAAGGCCTTGGCCACGAGAGCGAATAAAGGCAGTGACCATACGGGCATTAGTGGCTTCCACCGATGATCCGCTGGTAATCATACTCAGCGTTTCTTCCGTGAACTCAGAGAGCAGCTCAGCTTCTGAAATGGAACCACCGCCCTGCAACAGTGCAAAGGCCTCGTCCAAGGGAATCTCACGGGAGGCGGCAATGCGCTTCGCAAGCTGAACAGCACGAATAGTAGCTTGGCTTTGCAGTTTGCTGATTTCCTCCTGCTCAATGGATTCAGCAACAAGCCAACTGCCATATTTCTTCAGACGGATTTCGGGCAGCAGCTCAAAATAGCCTTCAGTCTTGGTTTGAACTAGGAAGCTGTATTTGCTCATGATCGAGAATGTTTAACAATGCGTTGAACACCTTCACTCGCTCATGAGAAGAGCGAAATTCTGGCGGCACTTCAATCAGCATTGAATGATTGTCGTTGCTAATTCTAATGGTCATTTCCCTGCAAGAAACAAGACAAAGGATGCCCACTTCCAAAGCAGCGCCATCAATCAAGCAATTAATGGCATGTACTGTATTATCAGCACTCCATAAATAGTCGATTTTCATCGTCCCATCGCAGAACGAATGCGCTGTAGAAGCCGTTGTTTAATAGCGCTTTGCTCAAACCGGCTTGGAATGGCAACATCTTGAGTCCATGGTCTAGCAAATGGCACGTTTGTTCCTCTCAATGCGTCGTGTACGTATCGAGCATAAGGCTGGCCGCTGCTATTGGTGGCGTCCCAATTCCAAGTGGCTTCAGCGCCAGATGAAGACAAAGACACGTCAAAGCTATCTCTTCCACTCTTGTAAAGATCGCCAAGATCATAAATATCACGAACACCTGCATTAACAAAGTCTCCATTTTTCCTCTTCGTATCCCTTCCATAATCCCATTTCTCCTCAAAGAATTGATCACGAAAGTGATCATTCACATCAAAGCGTGTCCAAGTTTTAAAAGCTTTTGCAAGCTTATTGACGAGGTCTTCAGGATTAACAAAACTACCACCAGTGATAATTGCCGACATTAGCTTGCTGGATACAATTGTTTAACAATGCGATCAGGAATGATAAATTTACATTGCTCGTAGGCAATATCGTCGCCAGGAAAGTATGACGGAGTGCAATCAGGAAACCTCCTAACCATTCTTTCCATCGCTTCATTTAATGTGGCACTGCTTGGCGTAAACTGGGCCAGTCTCACTTCCCACAACTGATTAACTTGCACCATTCCTACCATGGCGCGAGGTAGCCGATTAGGGAATTCTTGCATGGTCACTTCTAGCCCTTTCGCTTTCCATTCCTTTGGTACGCTTTGCCTGCCCACTACATACACAGCAGGAAGCGTTGAATTATTTGGCAGTGTATAAGTGCCAATAAGATTAGGCGATGCAGAAAGCAGCTCAGTAACAGTTTCTCGCAGTTGTGAAATGTTCATTAAAAAGCCTGTCCCCGTAGGGACAGGCTAGCGAAGATTCAATGGAAGAATCAGGAATTAGGAGCTGTCGGGATGATGCTGCCAGTTTCAGAGGCATTCTGATGAATGCCAATGCGACCACGACTGGTAAGATCAAACGTCACTTCCACGAGATTATCAGCGGGATAGCTCTCGTTGTAGTTCATCACGCAAGCAACAAATGCCACGCGATCATAGTAGTAAGTGTTGCCAGAAGCGCCAAGCTGTTTATTAATCTCCACGTACACTTCGTGGTTCTTGTCGTAAC